CCATATACGCCATCTATCGGGAGATAGTAAGCTTTCATCTGGTAGTGTGTTAGAGAATATCCATATGTTCGGACAGTCAAATACCTTTTCCTTAAAACTATAACGATCGTCATAGGCATAACCATCTTTCATAGTTTCTATTCCAGCGTAAAACCCATAGAGCCTATCCTTATTAATAGCCCTGGGCATATCGAATAGATATGCTTTGCTTGTTGGTAGGTCGCAAACCATTCTCATTATATCCTTGTGGTCATTCACAGGCGGAAGTGCGCGCGCAAGGCGGTGCGCACGACAGTAACCCACGAGAATGCTCTTACCGATATTGCCTTCCGGACAGAATATCAAATTAATAGTTCTTGCATCCCATTTTTGTAAAGATTGGATCACCTCTAATTGCCAGCAACGTAATTCTGTAATTTCCCTTATCTGTCTTGGAATATATAATATTTCATCGTCGTCCCGCCAGGGACCATCGACTCTCGTCTCATCTTTCTCAACATAAAACATATTTCCAGTATTAGCGGAACTTGTGATGCTAAAATGTATCGGAAAATCTGTCTTTATTTCATTTATTCTTTTTTTAACTTTTAAAGATAACCTCCCTTGAAAGTGAAAATATCCGGACAGCCCTTCTTCCTTCTGGAAACTCCACTTTTTTGCTACCTTATTAAGCCAACTTCTTATTACTCTATAATCAGAACATTTGTCCCAACTAATCGTAAAATCGTATCCACATACGGCGTTCATTCTATATCTTATACTTATACATTTAAAATTTCCGTTAATTTAAAAAACCGGAAATTTAATTAAATAACAAAATAACTCAGAAAATCCTTTTATTTAATTAGAACTTTTTCTGAAGAAAACACTCAAGAATTTAAATTTCTCGAAATTTAAACTCTATATTATTATCCCTATAGAAAGTATAGAAATGCCCATTCGCAAAAAACCACGTGCGTTAAAACGCAAAAACATCAAGAGACGGACTGGAGCCAGAGCCCAGGGTAAACAAATTCAAGCCCTCTCCAGTCAGCTCACAAAATTAACCAAAACCCAGTTTGAAACTGTACAAACAGTCTGGAACAGAAATAACTTATCAATAGACGATACTATAGGAGGAACTACTGCTTATATCTGTCCCATCCCTAAAAGTATGTGTAATTGCTTTGGTCAAGTCACACTACAAACTCAAGCGATAGCAGACAAGCGCCTGCACTGGGCTGATAACTTAGGAATCGCTGCTCAACCTACCTATCAAAAAACACCTATTTTTGGATCATCAACAGCGGCCAGAAATTCACCTGAAGTCCATCACATGGGCGGAATCCTCAAATACAGAATGGTATCTGAAGAACCAACATTCAGTACTTATTCCATCTTTTTAATATCCCCGAAGAGAAAACAAGCCGATCAGCTAATTACTGATAGAGCCCTTAAGGGTTCTGCTGGTGGCGGGGGTAATCCCGGCAGAAACGGTTCTCTTACAGGGGGAACTGATTACATAACTCATCCTGATGTAATGGGAAGTCTCATAAATAAAAAATTCTGGAACGTCGACTATGCTCGCGAAGTAAACTTTAGTCACCCGGGAGCAACTGCTCTTGCTACAAATGTAAATCCATCAAACACAAGTCCCAAAAATAATAGTGTAATCGTAACTGGGTCTATAAAACTTAAACCCGGAGGTGTTCTTAAGTGCTTCAATAATCAAGCTATCCAAGTAGCAGGTCAACCCGATCAGGGTTATAAAGCCGCTAACGCGAGTCAACTTGGATATATTGATGAACAAAACGAGAAATGCCAATTCCTCGTAGTTATTAATAACGGAGTATCACTCGATCTCGAAACGGTCAACATGTCTTTATTAGTAAAAGATTACTATAAGGCAGTAGTCTAACCAGAGAGAATAAAAATTGTATTAAAATGTTTCATTTTAATATCAATTTCTGAAAGATTTGGATTTAACTTTTTCAAAAGTTAACGGGTGGGGTGACTGCGGGTAGCAGGGGAGCGCCCGGTCGCTCCCCGCTGTCCATTGCCCTTGGGCAAGACAGCGTCAAATGTGCCGGTTGTGCCGACAGGTTAAGAGATATATATAGAAGAGTTTTAGATACTGTTACAGCGTAGCGCCTAAAACTCTTCCTCAGAGACGATATCGAGATCATCAGTAGGTTCTTCATATTTTTCTAACCCTAAAGTCTTCGGGTCTACCACCCATATACGCCATCTATCGGGAGATAGTAAGCTTTCATCTGGTAGTGTGTTAGAGAATATCCATATGTTCGGACAGTC